TTCTTGGATAAAGATAATTTGGATCACGGAAATTGCGATCTTCAAATTTCATATCAGATTGTTCATTCCAATTAGGATCTGGATAATCATATCTATCATTACCTTCATACTCTACAAGCACTGGATTCACGTCTTTTCTTTCACCATATACATGGTAGAAACAATCAATAGTTGATAAATTAGTAATCAAATCAGTATTAGTTGAATCCTCTGCAATGACAATAAATTCATTATTGAACTCTTGAACCACAAGATTTTGATTTGATCCGATTGGTTGTAACTGAACAGTGATACTATCTTCATGAACTAAATCCTTCCAATGCTCAGGTAAATTAATTACATTCGATTCTTTTAATCTACCACGATAATAAACAGCGGCTTCAGGCCCCTCCAAACAAACATAACGAAGTCTCCATCCCTTTCCCTTTGTTGGATGTTCAATATCGAAAGATTTAGGGGGTTTTCCATCAGCAACTTTATGTCTATCTTCTAATCTTCCCTTAGAAAGACAATCAACTGATCCAGTTACATGTAAATCACCTATAATATGAACAGTATCAATATCTGAACCACCAGATATAAGTAGTGCATGTTTTGTTTTACTATCACCAGCAACAGTTAGATTACCATCAGCCTTAATTGCTAGATTTGCACTACAAACTGGTTGTCTATCAATAGATACCTGTGGTGCAGAATCAGATGCTACGTTTAAAACTCCCTCATAGTTTGGTGCTGCAGCAGTTTTTCCAACATAAACAGGGCCATTTAACACCGCAGTTCCAGTTGGTGATTTATCTGGTTCACCGTTAGGTTGAGAAATGTCATTCGTTCCTACAACCAACTTATCATTTTGTTGTCTTGGAATTGAGCTCATCCTAATCCTCCTAAGAATCCACCTAATACGTCTTGTATATTTTCAACTGCTCCTTGTATATCTTGTTCTTCAAGAGATTCACCAACTTGACTAAATGATTCATCTAAGGCTTCAGTATCAATATTTTCAACTTTTGCTTGAATTTTATCCTCAATCGCTTTCAACTTTTCACCAACTTTCGGCACGTTTAATGATGTCGCTTTTTCTAGAATACCAGCCATAGTTCCAAAGGCCTCATCAGCTTTTTGTGCATCTATTTTAAATGCAGATTGCATCTTCATAAAACCATTTGTGACAATATCACATTCTTGTGTTGCTCGACATGTAAATTTCTCTCCTTGAATCTTTACATCAGGGCCTCTAACGTCTACAAGTCGATTTGCGTCAATTAAAATCTGTCCGTCTTTATTACCAGCTCCAGTTGATACAATGTTAATATTTCTCGCTTTGAGAGTAATATCTCCATTTTCGCAATCAATAACAACATCACCTTTCTTACATTTTATAATTTTTGCTGGTAATTGTGTAATATCACCATTATCTCTAACTTTTAAACCAGCACCAAGAACTTCCATTCCCAGTCCTGGCGTGTTTAAAACAAACTTACCAGTTCCAGGCCCACCTTGTCCACCTTTTCCCTGGCCAGTGTCAGCATAAAATCCAAGAGTTTGTGCCTCCTGTGTCATGACCTGATAATTAGACATTCCATGTATGGAATCCATGTCACCACTGGATATGGTATATCTCAGTTTAGATGTAACTTCTTGATTTTTTCCGTCCTTTGGTTTTGTCATTTTTATTTTTCAATACAACTAATTACAGTTACAACAGCCTCCTGAGTTATCTCAGCAAGTTGTGTTGCATCATCAACTTTAATAAATTCTAAAACTGGTGATAATTTTGCGATTGATCCTGTGTCACTATTTATTCTTAAATCTGGAATCTTAGTAAATCCAAATCCACCATTCACAACATTTGCACCCACAATCAAACCATCTTGAATATCTAATTCAACCTCCGTTTGTCCAACTCCACCCACAACTGTGAGTGTATCACTTTCTTCATATCCAAATCCTGCATTTTCAACGATAACATCAGATAATTTTGTCACATAAGATGTTTCGCCATCATAATTTGCATTTGGATCTGGGACAACCTCTTTGACGTTTCCTTCCAGATCAGTTTCTGTTGTATTAGGAATATATTGTTGTCCGCCGTCTGTCATTACAATTTTATCAACCACACCATCTTTAATGATAGCATAACCTCCAGCACCAAAACCATTATTACAACCATCAACAAATGTAAGTGCTGGTGGTTCTTTATAACCACTCCCACCATCACCAATTGCAACACCGATAATTTGACCAAGCACATTTACAATTGGACTACCAGAAGCAATCAAATCAGCTCCACCTCCAATGAAATCGACTCTTGGTGGCCCACAACGAAGAACGTTGGTATTACAATCTACTTTTGGAATTGACGGAATACCAATAGAAGGATTGCCAAGGTTAGGAACACTAATGTCAGGAATTAAACCATCAAGCATACTTGATAATCCCTCTGCCTTATTAACAAGAGAATTAATGCCTGCAATTTCAAATATACTACTGAAAGCGTCCTCTGGGTCTAATGCAACACCACCTTTTCCAGTAAAAGTAGAATTTGGTGGACAGTTTTGTGCGTCACATTCAAGTGCATTTGTCAATATGTTTGCAAAGTTAATTCCTTTTTGAAATGCATTACTAGGGGCTCCAATACCACCACCTTGAATATTATTCAACTGTTGAAATAAATCTCCCATCGTTGTGTCTAAAATATTATTAATCTGTCCAAACATATCACCCATAAAACTCTCAACAGCACAGAGAGGAACATCTAATATAGACCCAAGCATATTTGCTAGACTTTTATTAAGATAGTCTCCTAACTGTTCATTTATCGCTTCAATGTTACAAAACATTATATCAGTTAGGTTTTTGGAGGCCTGTCCTACAGATGGTTGTAAAGTAATTGGTGTTTTATCTTTCAAAGTTGATGATAATTTATCTAAAGTATCCTGTATCATCCAAGAACGACCACGACGCATCAATTTAGACATTGAATTTTGAATCTTCATCGATGCTAATTTTATTTCTTGTGTCTTATCAATAACTCCACCATAAATGGGATCAACTGATAGATTTCCAATATCCTTGATAGCATTCATCTTATCGATAAAGTCTTTAGTTGTATTCTTTATCTTTGATAATTCATTGTCCTCACAAGCAGTGGTGTTTTCAATCTTTATATCTGTATCAGCGTTACTTTGTTTTTGTGCAAGAACAGAATTTAAAATAACTTTAGTACCAGCTAACGTAGCAAATGTTCTAAATCCTCCACCCCAAGGTGACTGTTCAAATACTTTATCTTTACCAGTCTGTTGTCTCACATTTGGTGGTGTGTATGGTTTAAATTCAGTTTGTTTAAATGCATTAAACTCTGATGAATCTATTTGGTCTTTGATAAATGCTTGTTTAAATAAAGTTCCAAAAATCACTGGTTGTTGAGCATCAGCACCATCAAAGAAAAATCCAACAACAACTTCACCACCTTGATACTGCACAGTGTCTCCACAACCACCAGTGGTAGCAGTGTTTGATGGTAAAAGAATGTGTGCTAATGGTAAATCCTTATCAGGTAAATCAGTATCACTACCATGATATCCTACAATACGAACTCGACATCGATGTGAATAAACATCTTCACCATCTTCAGCTTGTTTATTGTGTAGGGAATCTCCCCACTCTCCTTTCTCTGGATCAGTCACTTGACCAATCCACCATACCATAGGATCTCTTCCTATAAAATTAGTTTCTGTTGGGTTAAACATTAATCGTCATAGATTAAACACTCAGGTTCATCAGGGTGCATATCACAAAATAATTCTAGAGCGTTGGGGTCATGGTGATCACCAGCTTCTATTTCTTCTTTGTGATGTTCTACATACTCCTCTAACTCATGCAACTCCTCCTTTGCATGCCTTCTTGCTGCTGGATTCGCCTGTGGGTCGTCAGCAATTTTCCTATCATATTCTATGTGGTCTTCGATTGATTTCATTTGATTCTCCTTTTCTTTTATTTAAGCGTTTTACTCATCTGTGGGTGGTGGTGTGAACACATCACGAATTAATTTTAACTGAGTTTCAGCCCTTTGTCTACCTATTAAATGTCTCAGTTCAGCAACCAAATACCTTCCACTTGGGTCATTACTATTCTCATTTCCAAAAGAACCTGTCTCTGTTGTTCCATCACCTTTTTTTGCAGGCAGTTTAACATCAATCACAAGTCCAACTCTTAATGTTGTATTCAATGGTATTGATATACTGAGAGATTGAGAAAATAGTAAGTTATTTCTAATATAAGATTTATTTTGATACACGGCAAGCTCTGATGGTGGCACAGTATCAGTCTTTGCTGACCCTACTTGTGAGACACCAACATCACTAACTCTGAGCATTAATCGAGTTGGATGTTCCTCAAGACCATCGATGAGTTTAATTGGTTTGTTTAATTCCAAGTCTTTAATACTAAAATCCTCTACACTTGCAGATTGGTTTTCGATGTCAACGAATATTGTTTTATTGGCATACATTCCCATTCTACAATTCATACCTATGTTATTAGATTGATTTAGTTTATTTTGTAGAATTATGGCTCCCTCACCATTCTGGAAAGGATCATTTGTTTGTTCATAGGTCAGTGCATCTTGTTTTATTAATTTTTCAATCGATCTAAAGTGATATCCATCTAAGTTTTCAAAAAATAAGAAACCAAAGTTTTCTTTTGAAGATTGTGTCTTTGAACACAACCATTGTATTGTATCAAAGGGTCTTTTTAAATTACCTATGAACGCATAAGAATTAGCAGCTCTATCTTCCTCAATCGTGACCTCATCATCAGTTGTTTCTGTTTTTGGGCCGAATACTTTTTTCTTAGTTTGAATTCCTTTTTTATCTTTGGTGAGTATGTCTAAGACAGTTTGCGATACATTTCCAGTAAATTTTTTATTTAATCTTGCAGTTTCATTAATAATAGTTTCCTGTGAAATAAATTCCAAGGTTGCGATTTGAACTTGTGATGTAGTATTCATGTCTGTAACAGCATTCAACATCATACCATGTTCTTTTGTAATTTTAAACTCAGTATCATCACCATCCTTGACTGTTAATTCAATTAATTCACCACCTGTAATACCTTTACGACCTATCACTTGATCGGTATCAATAAAATTAAGAGTCATTGATATTGATGGACTCTCAATACTCTCATAGTAATCAATCTCAGGCGCACCTTGAGTAATATCATACTCCTCATCTAACGCACAACCATTAGGAAGAAGACGA